GTTCGATGTTCCGGTCCGCTTTCGCGGTTCGCAGGAGCAATGGTGTCCTCTAATAGAGAATGCCGATCCACGGTTAGAGTGTCCGCAGACCGGCCCCCTCCTCCATCCCCTGGGGCTGGAGGGGCTGAGACCGTCTGTACCACTCGTCCATCTTGAGGCGCGGCAGCTATCTGTCGCCCCGAGGTGGCCAAGGATCTACAACGCTAACTTAATTAGCGCTAGACCCAGGGCTCGGGGAGGATAACCTGCGCTTAGATTCCCAGTACCCCTTCGAAGAAGGAATTGGTGAAGACTAAACAGGCCCTACCTGACCAGGGAAGCCAGGGGCACCTGTCGTCCAGCCGGATTGCGTCAGAGGGTGAACCCGTTTGGGTTGGGCCTATTGATTCTGTTGTTCTTTCCAGAACTCCATGGTCTCTAGTTCCCACCCCTCTCGGATCATCTCCAACGCACCCGGCTCTTGCCACTCAAAAGCAAGCGATAGGGTCGCCGCGCAGGCCTTAGAGACATCTATGGCAAAGTGAGACATACGTCTCGCTCTGACCAAGAGCCTCATATCTCCTGACGGCGCAAGCCCCCACACCGTTGGCTGTAACCAGTCAGCGGGGCTAAGCGGTATACTCAGGTCGTGGAGCTCCCACTCTGAATGATCTCCCTGATCATTCATTGAGAGAGACACGGCCTGGGCTGGGTGTCCAACTTCGATCAGCTCCCGTGCCCAACGCTGTGCGTCGGGTATATGAGTGAAGTCGAAATTGGATCCCGAAGCTTCCTTCTCGGGTGCCATCAGAACCCATCCTCTCAGGAGGGCAATGAGGTTCCCCGATAGGGTCGCGTACCACTTAGCCTGGCTTTCTCGAGCCCGCCGGATCGCAGTGAAACTGCGATACCGGAGAATCTCGAGCTCCAGAACGCCCGCCTCGCACGGAAGGGGCCCAATTACGGGCCCTTCCGCAGAAGCTTCAGCGGTGGATGAGTCGAGCCTTTTAAAGCTCGGCTCTTGCCGGACCACTGATGGGTTAAGCCCTCGGGTGCCTAACAGGTACTCAAGAGGGTAGACCATCAACCCGCCCCACAGCGCTGGCTGCACTGCGAGCGGAGCCTCTGGTCCTAGCAGCGATGCTAGGATGTATCGCCACGCTCGAGTCATCTTACCTTGGATGGTAAGGTGTCTTGACGCAGCATAGAAGGTCTGGTGTGAGATGAGAAAGCCGCGCAGCAGTAACGTCTCGACCAGGACTCTCAGTCCCGATAGATTCGTCACACACTGTGCGACTAACGCCCCCGACACTCCCGTTACCTCTGTCCCATTACGGAAGACGCGTTTCGCGAATTCCGCAATGCCTGGGCCATTAATGCTTTTTGAGTCATTAATGGTCACACCCAGCTCTGACATGAGGATGCGGTACTCCTCGGCAACTGCCTCATCGAAGATGACAATGTCATCCCCGAGAAGCGCATAGCCGGTGAACAGCCCTTCGTATCCCGCGATCCGGGCAGCGATTTGAACCACTACATGGTGCGCTAGCGCAAAGCTAGCCCACGATGATAGGGTACCCATCGGCTGTCCGGCCGCGTAACGATACGCTACACCCTTGTACCAGTAGTCACGGTCCACCAGAAGAGTCTTCCAGTGTTCGGCGACCTCTGGCCCTATTAGGACCCCTAGTACGAGGACAAGGAAGCGTGCTGGGAAACGGTCAGTAGCCGCGGAGAGGTCGAAGCTGTAAAGCTTTGTCCCCTTCTTGGTTTCTTCCCGTACCCGGTCCGCCGCCTTTCCTTGATCCCAGGTCCCATCCATCGGCAACTTCCGCAATTCCCCCATAAGGAAATTGTGAAGCGGCCGTAGAAGGGTCTGGGTCCAGAAATCCGAGATCGCAAAGATCCTTATTTTGCCTAGAGGCTCCGACTTGGTACCGAGCTTTCCTAAGATTGCTCGTGACTGAGGAAGAGTCTTTTCGACAATGGGATACTTGTTGACCATCGGGCTGGTTACGAGGGATAAGGCTTCTACCGAGTGGATCAAGAATGGTAGTCCCCAAGCCTTCGCTAAGAAGGTAAAGGTTGTCCAGACGGTGCTATGCCTCAAAGCATAGGCATCCCAATGAGCAGCCAAGACTGCATGACCATTAGGGCCTGTCCTGTTCGACACCTTTACGATGTCGCTCAGTCCAGATACCCCTTTGGGAGTGTGGAATTGGCCTACCTTCAGCCACTTAAGGGCCACCTTGATCCTCTTCTTAAACGTCGCCTCTCGGGAAGGGCTGGGAGCCCAACTCGACGGTTCCGTGATAGTTGAGGTCTTGATGTCCCCCTTATGGTAGATAGTCCGTGCCACTCCGAAGAGTGTCAGGGCGACCCGAACCGCAGCGAGATTCCCTGAGTATATAGCGCGGCGCAATGCGCCGGGCAATATAGCAGGTACTCCCTTACGAAGTTTGACGGTCGACTTCCCTTTTCCAAGGGGAGAGCCGGCCATCCACTTCAATAAGGCTCGCTGAGACTCCTTAAGGTAGGAACCCGCACCCTTAGCACCTCTGGTCGACTTTAGTTTCTTTAGTCGGCCAAAGAATGCCAGGGGTTCGGCAACTGCCCACTGGGGGAGCCCAACGAGGGTAAGGACAAAGGTGTAAACCTTTGCCCACGACCCTCCGAAGGCTGCAAAGATAGGTTTGTGATTCATCTTGTTTAATTTATTTAGTCCCCTTGACTAGATGATTAGACAGGTGAGTCACACCTGTCTCCGGACTACAGCGCAAGGGCGTGGAACCGGGGGCTCACACGTATCCTCACGGTGAAGAGATGGGCAATCGACAGTCGGAGTACTGGGGCGTTCAGTTTTCTCAACCTCACACAATCACCTTCCATGTCGCGTCAGGGGGACACGCCACCGAAAGGTGCGCCCGCCGTGCCTGTATGGCACGGC